CAGGCATTCGAGCGGTACAAGGAGAGTATCTTCATTCAGGGCCATTCCGCCCAGGGCATTTCCCTGCAGAAAGGGGGTGCCGATCTGCTAGTCCGAAAGTTGGACGAGCAGTTGGAGCGTGTTGGCACGGCCTACACACACAACGGAGATGATACGTGGTTTGTTAACAGGGATGGTGCGCTGCTCACGCAGTTTGCCCTGGACGCCACTGCGTTTGATCTGTCCCAGCGGAGGGAGGTCACCGAGCCGGTCCACGAAGTGGTTGCCGAGCGGTTGGCTCTCATAGACCCCGTCTGGGCGTGGGTGTGGTATGCCCTGATGCGGGAACGCACGATCATCGTCAACGGTACTAACCGGGTGAGAATGGTGGACGGCGGGCCCTCAGGGATGGCCCTGCAGAGCGTGGTCAACGACATCCTCATGGAGGTGGCGTGTGAACGGGTGGCCGCGCGGATTAGGGGCAATAAGAGCAGCGATGAGAGCTGGTTGTCGGAGCAGGTCCTCGCCGTGGGGCGGGAGCTCGGCTTCGAAATCCGTTTGGAGACGTACTCCAATACGGTGGCGACCTCGCTGGTGGCGGCACTCAAGGAGCGCCCCTTCCTTTATGTAGGTTACATCTTCTACACCGGCACTACTGGTCGTGTCAGTGTGTTCTGCGACGTTGCGCGTACGCTCGCGCAGCTCCCCTATCCCGGGGACAAGTGGGAGGCCAAGGAGGACAAGCCATTGGCGACGGCGCTTCGCCTGATGTCGATCAAGATCGGCATGGGTGAGCCGCCGGCGTGTCTGGTGGCGAGCTATTCGGCTTTTGAGAGGGCGGTGCTACGGATGGCCGAGAAGGCCATGCGGCGTGCCGGCCCCAGAGCAGAGGAGCCCCTCCCGTGGTGGGCATTGCAGTTCTCAGAGCTCGTGGGGGGAGAGCGCGCCACGTCTGTGGCGGCGCTCTACCGACTCTGTGCGCTCCCAGCTTCCACGCTGTGGGGTATGCAGGGTTTTGCCGAGCCTGTTGCCCCCACTCCTAGTGCGGAGGACGTCGAGGAGCGCGTGTTTGCCTCCACGCCCGTCCGCCGTCGCTTACCCACTTTGGCCCGCTTGGCGGCGGCCCCTTTGCAGACGGAGACTCCCCGTTCCGTCAAGCAGCTGGGGCGCCCGCCTCCTGTCACGCCCAAAAAGGAGCGTGCGGACGTTGACCGCCTGGGCACTGCCCGCGGTCGGCGGGGGGAGCACGAGCGCGCTGGGTTGGAGTACCTGGCGCGCCAATATGCCGCTCAAGAGTTGTATGAGAGCGATGAGGACGCAACGCCGATCCCAGAGGGGTATGCGATGCGTTCGCGGCGCCGTCACCGTCGGTGACGTCGCCTGGTCCTCTCCCCAGGGGGGACGTGAAAAACTACCTGGGGTGGTGCGTCCGACTGCACGGCTTGTATGCAGAATTCCGAAAAATTCAATCCAAACATAAAAATGGCAGGAAACAAGAACAATGCGCGTAGGCGCCCTCAACCTCAGAAGTTTCGACCCAGCCCCCGGAGTGTCGTGCCTCGCAAGGAGCCTTCGACGCAGCGAGTGCGGCTTACTTGCGACTGCTGGCAGACCCTTGCGCCGCAGATATGGTTGCCCCCACTTTTGGAGGCACTGGCAGTGGTTACCTCATGCGTACGAAGTACGTGTTGGCCGCCGGGGCTGTAGCCGACTCGGTCTTCGAGTTCACGCCTCAGTATGCCAACCAGCCGTACCGCCTCTGCACTGCCGGCACGACCGGGGGGGCTCTGGGTCCTGCGGGCTTCGTGAGCCTTCCTGTGCAGTTGCAGAACATTGCCGGTACGTACCGTTGCATTGCTGCCTGCTTGAAGGTGTACTACACGGGGTCTGAGTTGACCCGCCAGGGTATTGTGGCGTCGGCCCTCACGGGCGGGCCTTATTTGAATGCGGGGGACACGCCTGTGGAGGCTGCTCCCGCTTTCGCTGAGAAGGCCACGCGCTATGTACGCCTGGGGACGGAGATGCACGAGGTGCGTTGGGTTCCGCAGGAGTCTGACCAAAACTTCGTGTCCATGACACAGCCCGAAATTAGTGACGAGATCTTCAACGAAGGCGCAACAATACAGATGACTGTGGTTAACGCTCCGCCTAGCACCATCCAGTACGAGGTGACGGCGGTTTGGGAGTGGACGCCCCGGACTGATCCGGGTACTTCCACCACAGGCGGGTCCATCGTCTATGCGCCTCGTGCGCCCACCACGCCGTTGCCGCTTAACGCGACACTGCACAGAATCGGTGATTTGGCAAAGTTTGCCACGGATCCGGCGATGCATGAGGCTGCGGGTAGGCGCATTTCGAGTACCCTGGCCTTCGGCCAGGGGCTTTACAACGCGACTAAGTTTGTCGGTGCCGGCATGAAAATGGCGGCGCGTATCGGAGGGCGAGCTGCCCCCCTGCTGTTGATGTAATTTGAGAGTGGTCTCTCATTCCACAAAAACACGTGGTTTTCACAACCGTTCGATTCGGC